GCCAGTTCGATTGCTCGAACTAGCACTGCTACTACAGAGGCTTCACGGTCATGTTTCTCTGAGTGTGTAAAGGCGTAATCGGATGCTTTGTTCAACACCGATTGAGCCGAATAAAGTTCGTTTTTTTCGTTCATGTAGTGAGACTAGCACAACTTTTGGCACTTGTGACTTAGGGTAAACCCCTAGTAAAAAGTTTGCAAAAGGTCAAAGTTTGGCATTAAGATAGCGCCATGCTGTTACTTCACAGCGTTTTTTGGAGCTACTTTATGACGACAGACATTGAAACCATCATCTACACCGAGGATGACCGCCGCATCACCGTATCCAACTTTGACGATGGTGTGTTCTTGGGCTTGCAAGCACCAGGTTCTAACTCTTACATTTCCTTAAGCCGTGACGATGCCCTTAAGCTGCTTGCTGGTCTGCAAGAAATCTTGGGAGCCACAGCATGATCTACACAGTCTATATCACACCCAAGGCCAAGAAGTGGATTGAGACTCATCAAGTGGAAGCTGATAGTGCAGACCAGGCCATCGATAAAGTTCTTGATGATATTCCCTACGATGTGATCTTCGTTGAATGCGACAACATTGCGGAGCATCTATGAACGTCCTAGACCTGCTGGACAAGCGGCGCCAAGAGCGCAAAGACAAGCCTTGCACCTGCCATGCATACAAGTTCCCACACCGCCGGTATAGCGGCTCTTGTGAAGACGATGGTTCATGGATGGACAATACCGACCGACTCCGCTTGATTGAATGGGAACGTAAATCAGAAAGGTACAAATGAAACTTTATAACGTGCCAAGAAATAGCAAGATTGTGCTAAGTGATGGTGTGGTTCTTTTATTCCACCATATTGATGGGATGTACAGTGTGTGTACAGACGAGAATGGAGACATATTCCACATCGGCGCAACAGAAGAAGTAACCATAGAAGAACCCAATGAAAAAATCACCATTAACCCGTAAAGAACAAAAAGCAGCAATCTACCAGCGAGATAAGGAAAAGCGTCTTGCTTACCAGGCAGAGTACAGAGCCAAGGAAAAGGCTAAATACGATGCTTTGCTGGCAATTGCTCACGCTGCCCTTGAATGCGTAGACAGCAATATGGTTGCAATGGCTAAAAAATGGCAGCAAGACTATTTATTCGTAAATCAAAATTAGGATTTGTATGGAAATAGACCCAACCCGAGCCATTGTGTTCATCCAAGAAAACGCTTTGCCTTACGCTCAGGCCAAAGCAGACCGGTTGTTCATTGAAGGCTATCTTAAGGCGCTTAAAGCCACTTTGATGAACGAATCGGACTCGAGCAGCCTTGGAGCCAAAGAACAATACGCTTACAGCCATCATAGCTATTTGGAGCAACTAAACGGCATGAAGGTGGCCATCGAACAAGAAGAACGCTTGAAGTACCTGATGGAAGCCGCAAAAATGAAGGTGGAAGTATGGAAAACGCAGGAATACACCAAAAGAACAGAAATGAAAATGTGATTAAAAAGCACGATTACTACAGGGACAAAAACTTATTAAAACTAGCAGAAGACCAGCATTGTCTTTTGCAGGTGCCGGGCATATGCGAAAGCGAATCATCAACAGTAGTCGCGTGCCATAGTAATTCAGGGTTAAACGGCAAAGGCAAAGGAATCAAGGCATCAGATGCCGATACGGTGTGGGGGTGCTACTCATGCCACCAATGGCTAGATCAAGGAACAGCCAGCAAAGAGGAAAAAGAAACCCTTTATTACAAGGCATATGCCCAGCAGGTCATAGAATGGCTAAAAATAGCCCGTAGCATCAGCCTTAAACCTTGGAAGGTAGAAGCTGCTCGAAACGTACTCAAACACCTGGGAATCAATCACCAAGCATAAAAAAACCCACGTCTTAGGTGGGCTGAATGATTAAAGTCCAAGCAATAGGGCCAGCAAAGCTGCTAACAGGGCGGCAAAAAGCATAATATTCGCATTATTTTACGTTCAAACTTTGCAAGTAAGCAAGAATTGGCACGGCCTCATATAGGCGCATATTTATAGCCTTTGCCGTGTTTTCGTTGAACGTCTCAAATATGGCCTGACGTGTAGCCTTATTGACAATCACCCATGAGGCCGTTTTAAGTAATGATGACATGGTGCAACCTCAAAGATAAGAAAAAAGAACATAGGCCAGTGCTAGGCCAATTGATACCGCTAGGGCGTAGTCATACAGTGCGGATCGGCGTTTCAGGGGTTTGTAATGTTGTCTCATGATTAAGCCTTCGCCGATTCAATACCGCTAATAAATGCGTATAGCAAGCCTTGCAATTCACGTTTAGTAATGTGTCCGGTTGACAATGGCGAGCTAACACCGCCATTTTCGTTGTGCATCCGGTGCAGGCATACGCCACCATAGGCGTGCGACAAATGGTAGTTACCGATTTGCGCTTTGCCGTCAATGTAAGGTGCTGCGGGTGAATTAGTGATCCGATTTAAGCGATCAACGATAGCTTGGAGATGCTTTTCAGTTACGCGAGTTGTCATTGTTTCCTACTTTCTTTGATGCATGGCAATAGCGCCATGACCACAATTATCGGGTTAAACGTTGGTATTTGTATAGGTGTAAACCCTATGTTCTGATGCATTTTTTGCATAAACTTTGGAATCGGTGATAATCCGCGCAACTAAGGGGACTCAGGATGACCTATGCAGTAGACACAGTAAGAGAGATAGAAGACAAGATAGTAGAGGAAATACAAACAGGGAGATCACTGCGACAGGTGTGTTCTGATGCGGGAATGCCAAATATCCGAACAGTGACCAGGTGGTTAACTGCTAACGCAGAATTTGCCCACAGGTACGCGCGCGCACGTATGGCTCAAGCTGACATACTGTTCGACCGCATGGAAGCCGTAGAGGAAGCTGTCACTGCTGGCACTATGGATAGCCATGCTGCAAGGGTAGTGCTTGATTCGATGAGGTGGAGAGCCAGCAAGCTCGCGCCTAAGGTGTATGGCGATCGGCTCGACGTGTCCGTATCTGATGCCCGTATCTCGATCACTGGAGCACTGCAGGCCGCACAGTCGCGCTTGCTTGATGTTATGGATGTGACACCAAGGGCGCTGCCTAATGTGCCTGGTCAAGCCGAGGGGGAGGGGTAGGGCCAAGCAATAAGGGTCAACGGTTGCGGAGCCTCCACAAACATTTTTTATTTTTTTTAATTTATTTTTATGCAAACACCAATATACAAACCAGAAGACGAACAGGAATTAATGGCATTACTTTGGAGTCCTGCATTAAAAAATAATCCACTGGCGTTTGTGAAGTATGTATTTCCGTGGGGTGTTAAAGGTACACCGCTAGAACATTTTGATGGCCCAAGAAAATGGCAACGTGATATTCTGCAAGACATTACTAATCACATTAAAGTAAACATTGATATAGCAAATAGCGATGAAAAAATGTATAAGGTATTGCAAGAAGCAATATCGTCTGGTCGTGGTATTGGTAAGTCGGCATTAGTTTCATGGTTGACTATTTGGATGCTGACCACTCGCATTGGTTCTACAACAATTATTTCGGCTAATAGTGAGAATCAGTTGAGATCAATTACATGGGCTGAAATTACTAAGTGGCTGGCTATGTCGCTTAACTCGCATTGGTTTGAAGTGAGTGCCACGCGCTTGGCTCCTGCTAAGTGGTTGACTGAGTTGGTGGAGACGGACTTGAAGAAGGGTACGCGCTACTGGGGAGTCGAGGGCAGGCTGTGGTCAGAGGAGAATCCTGATGCCTATGCTGGTGTGCACAACTTTGACGGTGTTCTGGTGATCTTTGATGAGGCGTCGGGTATTGCTGACCCCATTTGGTCAGTCACCGGTGGATTCTTTACCGAGAACACGCCCAATCGTTTTTGGCTGGCGTTCTCTAACCCACGTCGCAACACGGGGTACTTCTATGAGTGCTTCAATAGCAAGCGGGATTTTTGGCAAACACGGATTGTGGATGCGCGGACGGTAGAGGGGACGGATAAGCAAGTCTATGAGCGCATTATTCAGGAGTATGGTGCGAATTCAAGCCAGGCGCACGTTGAGGTGTATGGGATGTTTCCCAATGCGGGGGATGACCAGTTTATTTCCAGCTTGATTGTGGATGAAGCAATGAAGCGGCCTAAGTACAAGGATCAGTCAGCCCCCATAATTATTGGGGTTGACCCTGCGCGATTTGGGGCAGATGCGACGGTGATTGCGGTAAGGCAGGGGCGGGACATAGTAAAAATAATGCGGCATCGGGGCGATGACACTATGACGGTGGTAGGCCATGTGATTGAGGCTATTGATGAGTTCAAGCCTGCACTGGTGGTGATTGATGAGGGTGGGTTAGGTGCTGGGATTGTGGATAGATTGAAAGAGCAGCGGTATAAGATCAAGGGAATTAACTTTGGCAATAAGGCAAAGAACCCTATAATGTACGGAAATATGCGTGCCCAGATGTGGGGGGATATGCGGGATTGGTTAAAGTCCGCTAGTATCCCAAGCGATAGGTTCTTGAAAACTGATTTGATTTCGCCTATGATGAAGCCTGATTCACGGGGTACAATCTTTTTGGAAAGCAAAAAAGAGATGAAGGCTAGGGGGTTGGCTAGTCCTGATGCGGCAGATGCGATATGCGTGACTTTTGCATTTCCTGTTGCGCACCGCGAGTACACAGAAAAAACACGTACACTACGCAGCATGGGTAGTGGTGCAGTTTCAACTGGATGGATGGGAAGTTAAATGGCGACCAAGAAATCAGTTTCGTTGTCTGTGGGGCGCGGTGAAAAGTTACCGGTGTCTAAAGGTGCTGGTTTAACTGTTAAAGGGCGGGAAAAGTATAATGCTGCTACTGGCTCGCATCTTAAAGCGCCGCAACCACAAGGCGGCGCACGTAAGGATTCGTTCTGCGCCCGTATGTCTGGTGTGCCAGGGCCGATGAAAGATGAAAAGGGTAATCCCACCCGCAAAGCTGCTGCTCTTAAACGCTGGAAGTGTTAATCATGGCTACAAAACCTGGTCT